TAGAGCTCACCCAAACAGTCAGACACTTCTTACCTCGAATGCGGGAGATGCTTTCAGCACTGTACTCAATGACCTACGGGAACGAGCCATCGACTACCCACCCAAGTCATTCGGTTTCTACGAGTACTCAGCACCCCAGTACTGCAAGATAGACGATCGCAATGCATGGGCTTTGGCTAACCCCTCTTTGGGATACACCATTACAGAAGAAGCGATTGAAGAAGCGATTGCTACTTCACCGATTGAGAACACGCGTACTGAAACTCTTTGTCAATGGATTGATTCGTTAAGTAGTCCGTGGCCTCATGGAGTTTTAGAGGACACATCCGATAGCACACTAGAAATGGCTGCTGGGGCTTATACTATCTTTGGTTTTGATGTCAGTCCGTCACGGCGGAACGGATCATTGGTCGCAGGACAACTTCTCCCAGATGGGCGGATTGGCATCGGAATCCTAGAAACCTACAGCTCTCAGGTCGCTATTGATGAGCTAAAGATGGCAGCAAGCATAAAGGCGTGGTGCGACATTTATAAGCCACGGCTAGTCTGCTTTGACAAGTACGCCACTCAAACTATTGCGGATCGCTTGGCTAACGCTGGAGTTATGGTTGAAGATGTCTCAGGACAGCAGTTCTACAAAGCATGCGGGGACTATCTTGAAGGATTGGTAAACCATAGGGTCGTTCACAATGGGCAACAAGAGCTCATCCAGCAAATGAATAACTGCGCAGCTAAGGTCAACGATTCGGCATGGCGCATTATAAAACGAAAGTCAGCAGGTGACATCTCTGCTCCGATTGGGTTGGCTATGGTAGTAAGCAAGTTAATGATCCCTGCACCTAAGCCACAAATATATACTTAGACACGCCCTAGCATATTGTCTAATTGCTTGACAAATGCTACAATTTCTGTCTATGGGTATCTTTTCGCGTAAGCCAGAAATATTAGAGGCACAGATCGCGCCTAAGATTATGGGCGATGGCATTAACTCAATCTACAACTTTACATTCCCTGTAATCGGTAGACGAGATGCTATGGCTGTTCCTGCTATCAAGCGATGCCGCGATCTTCTCTGCACAGTCGGATCTATTCCGCTAGAGTACAAGAAGAAGTCTACTGGAGAAGCTATTGCAGCTCCACGATGGGTGCATCAACTATCTAAGTCACAGCCACAATTTGTTACTGTCAGTTATTTGGTCGATAGCCTTCTGTTTTTTGGGCAAGCGTTTCTAGAAGTGACCGAGACTTATCAGGAGGATAATCGTCCTGCATCTTTTGAGTGGGTAGCAAATACTCGTATTACTTTTGATCTTAATGTAACTAACACTGTCGTGACTCAATACTATGTTGATGGTTCACCTCGTCCGATGTCTGGTCTTGGATCTCTAGTTACATTCCAAGCATTTAACGAAGGCGTACTTACAACAGGTGCAAGAACAATTCAAGCAGCTATCGACATCCAGAAAGCTGCTGCTGTAGCTGCTCAAACTCCGATGGCTACTACAGTGTTAAAAAATACAGGAGCAGATCTCCCACCTGCGGAAGTTCAAGGCTTACTGGCTTCATGGAAGTCCGCTCGTCAAAATCGTTCAACGGCATATTTGACCTCAACTCTTGAGGCGCAGAATATTGGCTTTAGTCCTAAAGACATGATGTACAACGAGGCAATCCAGAATCTTGCAACTGAGATTAGTCGATTGTGCGGCATCCCTGCTTACTACTTGTCAGCAGACCTCAACACATCTATGACATACGCAAACATTATAGATGAAAGAAAACAATTAGTAGCACTAGCGTTCCAGCCATACATCTCTGCAATCGAGCAGCGTTTGAGCATGGATGATATATCTACTGCTGGTCACTATGTAAAGTTCGATTTAGATTCTACATTCTTGCGCGTTGAACCTATGGAGCGATTGCTAGTTATAGAAAAGATGCTTTCACTTGGTTTAATTACAATCGAACAAGCTATGCAGATGGAAGATCTAACACCTAATGGAAGCGAAGGCTAATGGAAAACTTATACATCGAAGCCACAATGATTGAGTGCAACGAAGAAAAGCGCGAAATCACGGGCAAGATAGTGCCTTTTGGTAATGATGAAATTGGCAGCACCAATCTTGGATCTTATGCTTTTGAGGCAGGATCTATTGAGATCGCAGACCCAACAAAGATTAAACTGCTATCACAGCATGACATGAAGAAGCCTGTTGGTCGAATGATCTCAGCTGAACAAAAAGAAGATGGCATTTATGCAACCTTCAAGCTAAGCCGTTCACAGGCTGGCACAGATGCCCTGATTATGGCAAGCGAAAATTTGGTTTCAGGTTTGAGCATAGGCGCAGAGATCCTTGCATCTAAGCCATCACGCAACGGACACACAGTCGTAACAGCGGCAAAGTTAAAAGAAGTTTCTCTCGTAACAGAGCCAGCCTTTAAGTCGGCTCAGGTGCTAGAGATCGCAGCAGAGGAAGTTACCCCTGCTGAAGAAAACCCAACTACAGAAAGCGAGACAGCCGTGGAAGATACCACTTCAGCAGTCGAAGCAACACCTGCAGTAGAGGCAGCACCTGTCGAGGCTGCTCGCCCTACTGTAACAGCGATGTACTACACATCTCCAAGAATCGAAATCACAAAGCGTAACTACTTGGAGAACACACTAAAGGCTAACCTCTTTGGTGATGATGAATCTCGTCAATGGCTACGCGCTGCTGACAACGATCAGACAACAGGTGCAGGATTTATCCCAACACCACAAAGCACACAACTACTTAACTTCCTTTCTAACGCAGATCGCCCAATGATTGATTCAGTTTCTCGCGGTACAATGCCAGAATTTGGAAAAACATTTGAGTTGCCTAAGATTACTGAAGTACCTCTAGTCGATCAGATCGATGAGAACTCACCAGTAACAGAGTCACAACTTGAAGCATCATTTATCACAGTTACAAAGAAGTCCTTCAAGGGTCGTGCAATCACTACTCTAGAATTGCTAACAAACTCAACACCAGCGTTTCTAGATGAGCTTCTTGTCCAGATGGAATACGCTTACGCAAAAGATACTGAAGAATTTGTAACAACTGCTATTCAAGGCGCAGGTACTCTTAACGCAACAGCACAGGCTAACTCAGCAACAGGTTTGCTAAGTTATGTTTCAAGCGCAGCAGCAGCAGTTTATTCTGCTTCACTTGGTTTTGCTCGCAACATGGTTGTCACACCAGAGCAGTGGGCTAACATCATGTCATACAACGATGCTGGTCGACCAATTTACATCGCTGCAAATCCTCAAAATAATGCAGGAGCACTTTCACCAACAAGCTTGCGCGGTAATGTTGCAGGTCTTGATCTTCGTGTATCTCGTTACATGAAGGGTTCTGGTGGAGTAGGAACAGCAGATTATTCAATGGCTGTTATTAACCCAGATGCTTACACATGGTACGAGGGTGCTCGTCAGCAGCTTCGTACTAATGTTAACTCAGACGGAACTGTAGACATTCTACTATTCGGTCAGGGAGCACTTGCCACTAAGTTAGCGGCTGGCGCAAACTGGTTTAACCTAACCTGATAAATAGGTAACTAAGTCGCTCTGGGGAGTAGTAGCCCTCTACTCCCCAGAGTCTTATGAAAGGATCTGACATGGCACTTACAACAGTTGCAGAACTGCGCAGCACATTAGGCGTAGGCACATTGTATCCAGACGCGACCCTTCAAGAAGTGGCAGATGCCGCAGATGCAGTTCTTATTCCAATGTTATGGGCTCCTAAATGGTTTACAGTTGCTCACAGTAATGTTGTCGGCACTGGCACTTTATATTTTAATGATAACATTCTCGATACTTTCTATGTAGGTCAAAGCGTCACGATTGCCAATTCAGGTTCTTCTTATAATGGCACTAAGACAATCACAGCAGTAAGCGATTATTCAATTAGCGTAGCAACAAACCACACTGTTGCTCAGGAGTATCACCCAATCTTTCCTTATGGATCTGTATCCACCACTACTTACACAGACTGGACAACGGATACAGCAGTCCAGAACGCAGCTTTAATGATATCTGTTGAAATCTGGCAAGCGCGTACAGCCACCCTTTCAGGCAGTAACGCAGTCGATTTCCAGCCAAGCCCTTACCGAATGAGCGCACAGCTTCTCGCTAAGGTGCGAGGATTGATCGCTCACGCACTTGATCCGCGTTCGATGGTGGGATAATGCCCGTTGCCGTCACTACTCTCAGAACCACATTAGCCACTGCTCTAGTTGATAACGCTAAGTGGCAGACCTTTGCTTTTCCACCTGCAACAGTGCTGGCTAACTCTGTGATCGTGTCTCCAGATGATCCTTACTTAACACCTAGCAATAATCAACACATCACTATTAGCCCAATGGCTAACTTTAAGATTATTATGACTGTGCCTTTATTCGACAACGAAGGCAACCTTAACGGAATTGAAGATACTGTCTGTGGCGTGTTTGCAAAGCTCGCAGCATCATCTTTGACCTATAATGTAAGCGCAATTAGCGCACCAAGTATTCTCAACGCTGCTTCGGGAGACCTTCTCAGCTGCGAGATGTCCGTATCAATCCTAACGAGCTGGAGCTAAAATGTCCGAGTGGGAAAAAGAAAACGAAGCCTTCCTGATCAAAATCGGGCAGGTAGCACCAACAGCAGCAAAGCCAGTAACTACTAAGAAGGACGAGGAATAATCTCATGGCTGTATTTCTAAATAACAATGTAGGTGTGAAGATTAACTCAGTCGATCTTTCAGACCATGTAACAGCAGTAACAATCAACCGCGTATTTGATGAGCTGGAGATAACCAGCATGGGTGATTCCAGCCACAAATTCGTAAAAGGTTTGGAGTCATCAACTGTCACAATCGACTTCCTAAATGACACAGCATCAGCGAATGTATTGGCAACACTACAGGCAGCATGGGGAACAACAGTCACAGCTGTATTCCTACAGACAAAGGGAACAGCAGTATCTGCTACTAACCCTCTTTACACAGTGTCATTGCTAGTCAATAACACAACAGACATCAATGGTGCTGTTGGCGATATTGGCACACAGTCAATCACTTTTACTGCTAACTCAACAATCGCAGTAGCAACTACAGGCACATTCTAAGAAACTAAACAAAGGGGCAAACCATGGCAAAACTAAAGATAGTTCGACAAGATGGAAGCGTACTAGAAGGCGAGATTACTCCAGCAGTGGAGTATTCGTTTGAGCAGTACGCTAAAAAGGGCTTCCATAAGGCGTTCCGCGATGAAGAAAAGCAGAGCGATGTCTATTGGTTAGCATGGGAAGTAACACGCAGGTCAGGTGAGTCTGTTAAGCCTTTTGGGATGGATTTCATTGAGACACTTAAAAGTGTCGAGGTGCTTGATTCAGACCCTTTAGCTTAAAGCGAGATCTCCCGTTCACCTACTTAATCGCTCGCTTGAGCATTAGGTTAGGGATCTCGCCACAGCAGTTATTAGATCTAGATAAGACAATGCTCGATGCATTAGTGCAGGGGCTCAAGGATGAAGCGAAAGAGGTGAGCGATGCCAACAGAGGTAGTAGGCGCGGTCGCTCTTAAAAAAGCCCTAAGAGAATTTACACCTGATCTATCTAAAAAACTGACAAAGGAGATGTCCTTAGCAGTAAAACCAATAGTGAAAAGAGCTAGAGGTTACATGCCTAATGAGAACCAAGTTTTGTCTAACTGGGGAATTTCTGGCAATAAAATCAATGCCGCTTCTTCTGCCTTTAGCACTGCTAAATTTCCTAAATATGTTCCGTCTATTGTTAAATCTAACATCGGTTTTAAGTCAAGTCCTTCTAAAGCTAACTCCAGAGGTTTTAGATCTATAGCGCGATTATTCAATAAAACACGCGCTGGAGCTATTTATGAAATTGCTGGAACTGTAAATCCTGACAGCCTATTTGTTAAAAACCAAGAAGCTAAAAACGGATCTCAATTAAAAGGATCACGAAATCGTAGAGGTCGGGGTCTTTATCGCGCCTATGAAGAAGACAATGGTAAAGCTCTCTCAGCTGTGCTAAAAGCTATCGAGTCCGCTAAGACTAAACTTAATCAACGCACAACAGTGAGAGGCTAATCGTGGCACAAGTAAAGATTGATATTGCTACCGAGTTCACTGGTAAAAAAGCTTTCAAGCAAGCTGAGACTTCAACAGAAAGATTAACTAAAAGCACTAAGCAACTTGCTAAAGGCCTACTGGCTGTTTATAGCGCACAAAAGATCATGGCATTTGCCAAGTCCTCTGTTAAGGCTTTCGCAGAAGATGACAAGGCAGCAAAAGCATTGGGCACTACTCTTAAAAATCTAGGCCTTGCTTACGGATCAAACGCTGATACAGTTAATGGCTTTATTTCTCGCCTTGAAATGCAAACAGGTGTGCTTGACGATGAACTTCGTCCAGCAATGGATCGCTTGCTTCGTGCTACAGGTGATGTTAGTAAGTCTCAGGAATTGCTAGGACTTGCATTAGATATAGCAGCAGGTACGGGCAGAAGCCTGACACAAGTATCGCAGTCTTTACAAAAGGCTTACTTAGGTCAGACTCAGGCACTTGGCCGCTTAGGTGTAGGACTCTCAAAGGCAGAACTTACATCTTCATCATTTGAGGAAATCCAAGCTCGTCTATCAACATTATTCGCAGGGCAAGCAACAGCAGCAGCCGATACCTATGCAGGTTCGCTTGCTAAATTAACTGTTGCTGGAAACAATGCTAAAGAGACTATTGGCAAGGGTCTTGTTGATGCTTTAGTAACAGCATCCAATTCTACTTCTACAGATGATCTAATCAAGAAGATCGATAGAGTAGCGCAGTCGATTGCTAACTTTACTCGCGAAGCAGGCGAGTTTATAAAGATTACTAAGTCAATTTTTGACTTAAAGAACTTCTCATTCTTTGCACCTTCTGGCGGTTTATTCGGTGATGGCAAGGGCTTTGGCAATATCTCAATGACTGTATCCTCACAGGATACTCAGCGAGCAGATGCCATTGCTAAAAAGAATGCGGCAGCACTCGCAAAACTCTCCGGAGTTCAAGCTGCTAATCAAGCCAAGATCCTTAAGGACAAGCGACTACAAGCGGCAATCGATAAGGCTAACCTTGCCCTTAACAAAGGTGGCGAAGTCTTTGACATGGATAAGATCCAGATTGCAGCAGCTCTTACCTCTCAGGCTGAGCAACTAGGCAAAGCAACTACACAGACTCAGATTCTTCAGATCGCTAACGATACTGCTCGCCTCAATGTCAAGCGCTCAATGCTTGCCCTAGAAGATGCCATTGCCGCTAAGGATGAGCAAGCGATCATTGCTGCGACTAATAAACTCAACGCAGATCTTAAAGTGCTTAATGCGCTTAGTGGTCAAAACGCTAAACTCGTGGACATCAAGTCAATCCTTGACAGCCTAAAGCCAGCAGACTTAGTCAATCTAACAAACCTAGATGCTGCTCTTGCCAAGATCCGAGAGATGCTTGACTTACTTGTTAAGGCTAATGTTCAAGCAACAGTTAAGATTCCTACAAGCGGCTCACTAGGTTCTGGCATTCCAGCAGGAGATTTCATTGCGCCTATTTCAACAACAGGTGGATCTATCGAAGCAATCTTAGAATATGCAGAAGCGGCAACAGCTCGAGCCAATGCTTTCGCAGATCTTCTAGACATGGACACAGCAGCAAAGACCGCATCTTTACAGGCCAGTTCTATCTATAGCAACTCAGGCGCGCTTCAATCATTCCGTGAATCAGAGGCACGGTCAGCTACAGTAAACATCTACGCTAACACCATCGCCAACCCAGATGAACTAACTAACATGATTCAGAACTCTTTGATCCAGTTGAATAAGCGCGGTGACTATATTACGACTGCTGGATCACTATGACCAGACCAGTCATCAATGTCGTAATTGACTTCTCCACAGGTGCAACCTTCGGGTATCCCTTTATCATTGGCGAGTCTCAAATCGGTGGTCAAGATGTATTCTCTGATTCACCAACTAGCCTTGTCGTGGATGTATCTAACCTTTTAGATTCTGTACAGACTAACCGAGGACGGCAGTTATCAGCTGAGCAATTTAATACTGGCACAGCAGCTATCCGCATCCTTGACCAGAATGGTGACTTTAATCCACAGAATCCATCCAGCCCTTACTACACTTACCTTAACCCAATGCGCAAGATCACTATCAGCGCAACATGGGAAGGTGTGAGATATCCAGTATTCGCTGGCTACATCACAAGTTATAACACGACCACGCCTAAGTTCGAGGGCGATCTTGTCTACACCACAGTCACGGCAGTCGATGGATTCCGTCTATTCCAGAATGCACAATTCTTTGGTGTGGCTGGAGCAGTTGCAGGTGAGACCACAGGCACACGCATCACTAAAATCCTAGATAGCATCGGCTGGCCTAACTCCCAGCGAGATATTGACACAGGCCTTACTACCTGTCAAGCAGATCCAGCAACCCAGAGAACAGCCCTAGCAGCCCTACAGACGGTCGCACAGACCGAGTATGGTGCTTTCTATATGGATGGGCAGGGCAGGGCTGTATTCCAAGATAGAACCGTTACTACGGCATCTGTAGCAAACACGCCTGTAGTATTTAATGACAATGGCACAGGCATTGGCTACTTCAATGTCAAGTGGGTTTTTGATGATTCCCAGATTTATAACAAGGCAACTGTCACTCGCACAGGCGGTACAGTCCAGACAACGCAGAATGCAGCTTCTATCGCTAAGTACTTTACTCACTCTTATAACGCATCTGGCCTTCTCATGGAGACCGATGCAGAAGCTCTTAACTATGCCCTTGCTTTCATAGCATCACGGCAGGAGACATCTATCCGCGTGGACGAATTAACCCTTGACCTACAGCAGGACGGATACAGCGCAGGAAAGATCGCAGCATTGAGCTTGGACTTCTTTAGTCCAGTTACAATAACCACCACTCAGCCTAACTCGACTACCTTGACAAAGACTGTCCAGATCTTCGGTGTTAACCATCAAATCACTCCTAGCTCGTGGAAAGTCAACTACACCACGGCAGAGCCAATCATCGATGGATTCATCATAGGATCGCCTGTATCGGGTATCATAGACACTAGCGTTTTATCTTACTAAGGAGTAACAATGCCAACAGGATTGCCAGCAACCACAGGAGATGTTCTATCTTCGACCATGTACAACAGCCTTACTGCCTTTACTGTTGGCACAGCTAACACAGCCGACTACACAGCCGTTAGTGCTGACCAGTATCAAGTGCTAGAAATCATGAACAAGGCAACAGCGATTGCCTTTAAGATTCCTACTAACGCATCTGTTGCTTTCCCTATTGGTACTGTGCTTACAGTCCTTAACATTGGCGTAGGTGTTTGCACAATCTCAGCAGTAACTTCTGGCACCACTACAGTCCTATCAGGTGGAGCAGTAGCTGCATCTCCAACCCTTGCACAATATAAGTCAGCCGCTTGCATCAAGACTGGCACAGACACATGGTATGTGGTGGGCGGAATTGCTTAATTCAATTGTATCTGTTTTAGACTCAGGCGGTGCTGCCGGTGGTGGAGCTTCTTTTGAGTCTATTGCTACTGCTACAGGTACAGGTTCATCTGGAACAATAACATTCTCTAGCATCCCTAGCACATACGCGTCGCTACAAATCCGATATACAAATCGTATGGGTGCAGCAGGTGACAATATCATTATGAGATTCAACTCTGATAGTGGTGCTAATTATGTTCGTCACGTACTTTATGGCACAGGTTCTACAGCAACTGCTACAGGTTCTACAGGTGTTACCTCAATAGGTGTGGGGTCGTTCTTTAATGGTTCAGATGCAACTCAACCACAAGTAGGAATTATTGACATTCATAACTACGCAGTAACTACACAAAATAAAACAGTTAGAGCCTTTACAGGTATTGATCTTAATGGCTCTGGCGATGTTGATTTAATCTCTGGTTTATGGATAAACACTTCTGCTGTATCTACCATTACTTTGTCCGTTGCTGGAAATACTTTTTCAACAGGCTCAGTCTTTTCACTATACGGAATTAAGGGAGCGTAAATGCCAGCAACATACGAGCCAATCGCTACCACGACTTTAAGTAGTGCAGCATCATCAATTACCTTTAGCAGTATCCCTGCTACTTATACTGATTTAGTTCTTGTTGTAACTGGTTTATTTACCTCTAGTGGAGGAAATAGTAGAATCAGATTCAACGGAGACACTGGAACTAACTATAGCAACACAAGATTGCAAGGAGACGGAACTAGCGCATCATCCAATCGTTCCACATCTCAAGCATTCTTGAGGTTAGATTATGATGGGAACTCATCAACTGTTCCAAATATGACTAGAACTAATATATTTTCTTACGCTGGTTCGACTAATAAAACCTGTCTAATAGAGTCTTCTGAAGATAAAAATGGTTCTGGTTCAACAGTAAGAACTGTTGGTTTATGGCGTGATACTAGCGCAATAACTAGTATAGAAGTTTTGATGAGTTCTTCTACATTTGCCACTGGAACAATCGCTACTCTGTATGGGATAAAAAATGCCTAGTACCTACACACTCATCTCATCCAATGTCCTTAGCAGCACTGCATCATCTGTTACTTTTTCTGCAATCCCTAGCACTTATACAGATTTAGCACTAAGGGTTAGTGCTAGAACTAATTACGGCGCTATTAGCGATTACTTGCAAATCTATTTTAATGGATCAACAGCAGCAAATTATTCTGACACAACTCTTTGGGGTGATGGGGCTAGTGTTTTTACTCTTAGAAACAGCAACGCCAATCTAAGCGAAGCCTCAACAATGAGTGCAAACAATGCAACAGCAAACACTTTTGGCAGTGCTGAGATTTATATACCAAATTACACCGCTAGCCAAAATAAACCTGTCGGTGCATTTGGAGTGGCAGAATCAAACACCACAAGTTTCAGCTCATCTTTTGGAGTTGTAGCCGACGCAAGTCTTTGGCGTGATACCACAGCAATAACATCTATTACTTTGGATGCCTATGGCACCTACCAAATTGGTTCATCTTTCTATCTCTACGGCATATCAAAATCATAAGGAGCAACAATGACAACAGCAATCGAAATCAACTGCGAAACAGGCGAGGTCATCGAGCGTCCATTGACAGCCGATGAAATCGCAGCCAATGAAGCAGCAGCAGCACAGGCAGAAGCAGATCGCGTAACAGCAGAAGCAGAAGCAGCAACTAAGGCTGATGCTAAGGCTGCACTACTTGACAAGCTTGGCATCTCTGAGGATGAAGCGAAACTGCTACTTGGATGAAGGTCAAGTTAAGTAAAGCTGCTATCCAATTAAGAGAGCAGATTGATGACTCGTTCCCAGATCGTGACCGCACATCGGATGGTTGGGTCGGTGATACCCGACACGCTGCTCGCAAGTCAGATCATAATCCTGATGAGCAGGGCTGGGTACGCGCCATTGATGTGGACAAAGACTTATTCAAGGGCGGAAAGCCAGACATCATGGGAGATCTTGCTGATCAGCTTCGTACCTTGTCCAAGTCAAAAGCAGACAAGCGTATTAGTTACATCATTTACGATGGACGAATCTGCTCCAGCATCCTTAATTGGAAGTGGCGCAAGTACACAGGGGCTAACAAACACACTAAGCACATGCATGTCAGCTTTAAGAAAGAAGCTGACAATGATGGGGCTTTTTTTCAAGTATCTATGTTAGGTGGAGAATAATGAATGAACTAAAGACAGCAGCAGGCTCATGGGCTAGAGCATTTCTAGTAGCAGTTATCTCAATGGCAGCAGCTGGGGTCACAGATCCTAAGGCTCTTATTGCAGCAGGGATTGCTTCAATCCTTCCACCTGTACTGCGTTACCTCTCACCTAATGATCCTGCTATGGGCATCAAGAAGTGACACAGTCAGACTTCTTCACCCTTTACCTTGCCACCATTGCAGCTCTTGGTGGCTTGTCTGGCTATGTAATTACACACCTGCTGTCTGAGATCAAAAGACTCAACACGCGAGTCGATGAGATCTATAACATCTTGCTTGACAGGTAAACTTTTGCTATGGCAAGAAAAGCAACTAAGGCACTAGAGGAGCAAGGATACTCAAAGCTTGATGCTTATTGCATTGGGCTTTATGAGTATTTCTGCTCATTGAAGCGAGCAGGTTTCGCAGAGGACATTGCTATGTTTATGATTACAGAGCCACAGGCTTACCCTCATTGGATCCTTCCAGACCAAGTAGAGCCTGATAAGTATGGCAACTATGAAGATGAGGATGACGATTAAGCGAATAGTCGTAGTCTCGGATCTTCAGGTTCCGTACCATGACAGGGTTGCAACCCGTAACCTTGCAAGCTTTATATCTAAGTTTAAGCCAGACCAAGTAGTAACCATTGGCGATGAAATTGACCTACCCCAAATAAGCAAGTGGGAAGAAGGTCGCATGGGCAGTTATGCCCAGACCCTAGATGATGACCGCAACGAAGCTGTGCAACTACTCTGGGATTTAGGCGTTACAGACTGCATTCGCAGCAACCATACAGATCGTCTCTATAACATCATTATGGCTAAAGTACCTGCCTTTGGTGCTTTGCCAGAGCTGCGCTTTGAGAAGTTTATGAAGTTTGATGAACTAGGCATTACCTTCCACAAGAACCCCATGCCTATTGCGCCTAACTGGATCGCTGTTCATGGTGACCACACACCGATAAAGCCACAAGGGGGCTTATCAGCCCTAGAAGCGGCTCGTAGGCATGGTAAGAATGTCATCTCAGGACATACTCACAGAGCGGGG